GTGTGAATACATTACGTACCATTATCGAATACACATTTCTGCATAGGAGAATTCCTATCAGTTATGTCTTGCTCAAAGAGAGCTCTTATTGATTGTGACGTTGTGAAGGATTGTATAGTCCCCAACGTTGAATCAAGAGAGACAGATTTGAGCTCTTTTTATCAATTATGCTTTATTGAACCAAATAAACAGAGTACAGATGTGGAGGATAATTCTAATTTGGAAGAAGATCTGAAATCTGTGTCACAATGCTACAACTATAGTGATTCAGAGGAAGGTGATGTTTTGTCTAGTGTTTTGTCCCTTAATTCTGCTGTTTTTTCTGTGTTGTCTCGTGCAAAGTTGTTAAATTTGATTGATCAATTGTCAAATGTCTTTGTTGCTGATTCGTTTGTCTCGGCGTTAGCCCCTTTGGCCAGAATTTGTGAATTATATGGTTATTTGTGGAGTGACGTTAATGGACAAATGGGAGTGCTTGAGATATTATGGAATGTTTTGGTTTGGATGAAAGATCTTATTGTGCCTTTGTTCAAAGGTTCTAAATTGGTTCCTGATGATGTGAAATCACGTTTGCCGGACACTGAACCTGTTAAGCAGGCTTTTGTGAAGTTGTCAGAAGATCGAAAAGGAAAGATCAAAAGTTTTTTTGAAAATATAGGGTGTCATGAGCTTGCTGGTCGTGTGCCTTATTTGGTTCCAGTTTTGGCTACTGTTGTAACAGGTGCTTTAGCATTTGTTGCCTTTCGTTTTGGTCCGGCAATGTTGCAGCAGAAGGAGATGAATTTCGTTAAGTCAGTTACGGCAATGGGTATGTTGGCGCGATCTTCACATTTTTTGCGCGCAGAGTTTGCATCAATTTGGAAGGTTGCAACTGATTGCTTTGCTGAGATTTTCGGTCTTGCTTGGGTTGAAGATGCTGATATTGAAGTGAAGAAATATATTTCTGATCTGCATTCTTTGTATAAAGAGTTTCGACAATACCAAAATCGTATTCTGTCTGATCCTTATGTTGTTTTTGGAGACCAGGAGTTTTTGCCTCGATTGGAGTTGCAATTGAAAAGGTTGGATGATTTTTATTTGCGATTGGCTTCTGCTAAGAAAAATATGGTCAATGCTAAGAGTGCACTTGATTCTTTGCGTGAAATGGCAAAGGAATCACGATTGTTGGTGGATAACATTAAAAGAACATGTACTGAGAAGATTGAGCCTGTTGTGATTTGGCTGTCTGGTGCTGCTGGGATTGGTAAATCACGTGCCGTTAGCAAGATTGTTGAAGAGCTGGGTAAACTTCATGGTGAAGTTCTGCATACTTATGTGCGTGGTACAGCAGATCAGTATTGGTCAGGTTATTCAGGTCAACCAGTGGTCATTTATGATGATTTTGGTAATTCAAAAGAAAAGACAGAGTTTACAGAGCTTGTTTCGATTAAGACTTGCCAGGCTTTCCTGTTGAATTGTGCAGCAGTGGAAGAGAAGGGAAAATTGTTTACATCCAAGTACGTGATTATTTGTGCAAACATGCTTGATGTTGTTAATACAGCTCAAATACCAAATGTTGAGGTGTTGAATCGTCGTCGGGATTTTTTGTTTGTCGTCGAAAATCCAGAATTAACAAATTATGTACAGGTGAATGGTAGAGAGCCAACGGCTGATTGTGATATTTGGAAAGATGACTTTTCTCATTTGACTATACGACGTCGTGCGGCGTTGCCACGTGATCGAGATGCAGTGCGCGATAATTCTGAATGGGATGTATTTCGTATTGCTCAGGAGTCATATGTGCGTTTTCGTACGGCAGAGCAAAAGTTTTATCATTATTTGACAGACTTGCAGACACGCCGGCAGCGACTGCAGGATGCAGTCGAAGATAAGGATGGTCTTCCTTCTGCTCCTGTTTGTGCTGTTCGTGGTGGAGGTGAGAGTTCGGTTTCTGACTCTGAGGTGCTTGAGAGGTTTGGTTTCTTGTTTGACACGGATGAACCTGAGAGACAGTTTTTTCATCAGTTTGAGCGACAGATCCATATGCCGATTTTGTTTGTAGGTGAGGCTGGTACTGGGAAGACATTTACAATGCATGCTATTCGTCGGAGATTTGAACAGGAGAAGCTGAAGGTGCGTATGTTTAGTGGCACACAGTTTCAAACTTTCTTTGATGGTGGTGGAAAGGTAACAAAATATGATGTCATCTTGATTGAGGATTTTACTGTGACCGCAGAGGCGATGAACGCTTTCCGGACTTTTGTTAATGAGGCAGAAGATGGTTTCTTTGGTAAGAAGATTGTGGTTGCGACTGGAAATTTGTCTTTGGTGCATGACCATGCGGCGGGGCGTGGTGTTGATTGGTTGGCAGCGTTTGAGCGACGTGTGCGTATTTATCAGTTTTCCTTCAAGCGACGTTGGTTGTTTAAATATACACCTGCGGATGTGGTTGCGAATCCAGAAAATTATGATGTGATGGTTCGAATAAGTGCATCAACGCTCACCACACAAGAACGTAGTGATTTGTTTCAGCGAGATCTGATTGATTTCGTTGTGCAAGCTACGCCTCGAGTTGCTTTATATCAGACTTTTGAGTCACTTCCTAAAATAGGTGAAGTTGAAGCTACTTTTGAGGTTGTTCTTAAGGTGACGCCGTCTGATTTTTTGAAATGGATGAAATCTAAGAAAGGAGTATATACACCAGCAGGTGTAGCGGCTGCAATTGCGGAGGTCCATTCGATGATATCAGTGCCTTTTTCTAAGATGGTCTTCTTTGGTCGTTTTTTGCATTCGATGGCAGCAAAGGGAATAGGATTGAGTCTGATGTCGGGTTGGCGGACAGAGCGTAACATGTTGACTTTGCGAGATATTTTGGTTAATGTGGCCAATTTGAATATTGAGTTTCCAACTAGTGAAGTAGTTCGTTTTCGTTATGCGGATGAGGCTTATCTGTTGTGTGCCAGCGATGAGGGACGATTGTGTATTTTAGAAGAGTGTCCAGATGGTTTTGTTAGACAGACAGGATCTTTTGTGGGTGGCGTGGATTACACAAAAGATGAAAAGGAGTTTATGCAGCGTGTGTCACATGTTATACAGCGTCAGCGAGTTGCCATGAAGGAAAAACAGGATAAATGTGGGAAGGCCTTTGAGAGGATGATAGTCTCGGGTGGTTTAAAGACTTTGCCAGCATGGGCGCGCGCACTGTTTGAAGCAGTTAACGTGCTTTTGTTGTATGGCACCGCAGTTGTGACTCTACAGGATTCTTATGTTCGGTATCGACAATTGCAAGATTTGAAGGAGAAAAAGAATTTACTGGATGAATTTTGTACGCCAGAATTGGAGGGTCAAAAACCCAGTAAAGTTGAGATTACAGAGACATTTGTGTTGAAGGATCCCAAAGTGAAAGGCCAACCTGAAAAGGTTTCTACTGTTGTACATGTTAACGGTAAGTCTTACCGAGAGGCCGGTATGGCAAGTTGGGGTTCGGATAGCTCGTTGTCGTCAAACGTTTCTTTGCCACCAATGATGCGTGCGCCTAAGCCAACTGCTCGTCGATCTGCTGGTGGAGGTGGAGGTACAAGTGTTACTTTACAGGATACACCTACTTATGCCACGAAGTCATATTCATATATGAGAAATTTGGAAGTGGCAAAACCCGGATTGCGTTTGAGAGAGAATAGCGTTGCGCCGGTGACAACTGTTGCTAGTTCTGCGCAGCCAATCATGGCGGCACGCTATGCTGATGTCGTGCAGCCTTCTCAGTATGATTTAGATCGTATAGCGAATATGCAGCGAGTTTACGAAAAGAATGGCTTGCAACGGACAGTTCTTATGCCCTCGCCAACGTTGCAAAAGAAGTTGGAAACGATTGTAGAATCAGAGGAGATTTCAAATGAGGTTCTAGACCAGTTGAATTGTGAAGAATTTGAAGTCCAGCGAGAGAGTCAGAGTGATCCTCAAGCACACGATTTGGCGGAGTTGTGTATTGTGAATTCTGTGAGTATAGTGTATGCTGATAGTAAGGAGCATTGTGTTTATGGCTTGATGATAGCTGAAGATGTGGGTGTCACAGTCTTACATTGTGCTTCTGCTTGTTTGAATGTTGAAATTTTGAGTACGCCTGGTGTTTATTATGATATGGTGTTGTTGTCCAAGGATCGAACTCGTGATTTGATGATTTTCCGTGTACAGTCTTGTCCGGCTAAATTCCGTAACATCACAAACCATCTGCGTTCGGAGTTATATACAACAGAAATAGATGGACACGATGCAATGTTGGTTACGCCTAGTTCACGTAATCGAGTAGGTTGGAAGCGCTGGGCTGTTGTGCGTGCATGTGTGTCTCGTAAGTATGCTGGGAGTGATGTTGTTGAACATGAGCGAACATATGTTGGTATGTTGGCAGGTTACAAGATTGTTACTGGAGTTGGAACAGCATCAGGTGACTGTGGTAGTAGCTTGATATTGAATAGTGCGAGATTACCTTTCAAGTTGATAGGTATTCATAAGGCTGCTACGGACAAGGTAGGTTACGCTGCAGAGATCTTCCGTGAAGACTTTCAGGAGTTTGTGCCGATAAAGGAACCTAATCGTCAGCGTGCGCTTAAGAGAGATGAAATTGAGTTGTTTCAGGAGCCTATGCCAGTTGGTAGGACGACACAGATCGTGGGACGAGCAGTGTTTCGAAACCATCAAAGTGTTAAGACACAGTTTTATCGGTGTCCTTTGGCTTGTCCCTTTTTGGATGATGAGTTTGAGCCAGTTATATTGAGTCATCAAGATTTTAGATGTCGTGACACAGACTTTTATCCTGAGGATGCTTTTCTCAAGTGGGATGGGCCCACTGGCTTTGAGATTGATTGTGCGCCATTCTCAGCTGATGTTCGAGCTCAAATTTTTGAGATGGTATCTGATCAGATTTGTGATAAGTGGATTTTTGAATGTGAGCGTCTACATCGTCCTTTGTTTAAGCTCACTAAAACAGAGGCTATAAATCGGCCCTCACAGTGTATAGGTTTGTCGAATTCTTTGAATCGCGCTTCTTCGCCGGGCTATCCATTTCGACACTTTGGTGCTAGACGTGGAAAGGCTGATTTCTTGGAGTTTGATGAAGGACAGCAAATTTGGATGCTGGCTAAAAATGAGCACGGACGTTTGTTGAATCACTCAATAGATTTGTTTGTCGATGAAGCTCGAAGGGGTAACGTGCCGCCTATTGTTTATGTTGCAAATTTGAAGGATGAAACGCGAAAGAAAGATCGAATCTACGAGCAGCCTAAGACACGTGGTTTTGCAGCTGCGCCTGTGCATTACGTGATAGCAGGACGAATGTATAACTATGCAGCAATGGCTTTGTGTGCTGAGGCGCGTGCGCAGTTGGGGCATGTGTTGGGTATGGATCCAAATAGCCTAGAATGGCATAGTATGACTCTGCGGTTGGTGAGTAAGTCTAATTGTATCATCAATGGAGATTACAAGGACTTTGATTCAGGTCATTTTCGTGAGGCATTAGCTTTGCCCACTCGGATTAGATGTGAGTTGTACCGTCGATTGGATCCTGGTTGGAGGCCTGAAGATACTATAATTCGTGAGAATATTGATCGAGCTTCACAGTATGGTTTGCTCTTGCGTGGTCATTTGTTGTTTCAGCATAGTAAGGGAATATTTTCGGGTCAGTTTGATACAACGTTTAACAATTGTGTTTTAAACCAGTTGTATATTGTGTATGCTTGGTTTGTTACAATGTTTGAGAAGAAACGGTTTGATCTCATGTCACTTGGAGGGTTTGATAAGATGTGTCATTTGGAAGTGTGTGGTGATGATTTCAACCTTTCAATAAGTGACTTGGATTTGTTTGGTTTACAGGATATTGTCCGTGTTTTGTCCCAGCATTTTGGAATTGTTGTTACATCTGCATCGGCGAAAGATAGTACACAGAGTGTTTTGCCCTATGAGGATATTTATGAAGTTGATTTCTTGAAACGACAGTATGTGTGTATTGGTGGACGATGGTGTGGTCGTGTGAAGATGTCAGTTTTTGATAAGATGTTGAATTGGTGTGTAGGACCTAAGAGATGTTTGACACCCGAGAATTTGTACGATGAATTCTTTGATATGACGAATATGTGTGCCCTGATGGATGTTGCATTGATTGAGGCTGTGTTCTGGGGACGTGAATTGTATGAGAAGTTAGTGGCACATTTTCGATCCTTTTTGTGTCAGCCAGGTATTGACATTCAGAAGGATTTACCTTCATATGACATGATGTGTATTTTGTTTGAATTGGTACCATCTGACATGCGTGTCTTTGGTAACGTCTGTAGAAATCAAATTGCAGTTACAGACAAACAAATGGCTACTGTTAAGAATGCGAAGCCCTCTGCGGCTGGTGTTGAGCCTCAGAACATTAATGTTCCTGATGTTCCCGTTTCCCCACCTGATCAGATGTCACCTTATGCACCGACTGCGACAAATGCAACCCAACAGGCTTCTCAGGGTATAGGATGTGTTCCATTGAGTGTTCCTCATATTGTTGGGAAGTATGTTTGGAATGAGACTATTTCGATAACAACTAATGATGAGCCTGGTAAAGTGTTGTGGTGGAGGGCGTTGCACCCTTCAACAAACCCGTATGCTGATTGGCTGACAAAGCCATTTAATGCATGGGCAGGTGGAATGCTTTTTCGCGCGACTATCTGTGCGAATTTTTTGTGTGCGGGTAAGGTTGTCCTTGTTCATTGGATGCCTAATCAGAATCCAACTTTGGAGAGAACTTTGGAGGAGGTGACTTGCCAGCCGCATATGATGTGTGACCTCAAAAATATGGAAACGACAGAGTTGCTTGTTGAGGATGAAAATCCAACAAAGTGGCATTATTACCAGCCTATGCCACAAATGAATACTGACCCAGACGGTAATATTACGCCTTCGGAATGGTTTAGCTCATTAGGAGTGGGTGGATACATTGCTATGTATGTGTATGGGCGTTTTAACATGGGTGAGGGTAGTTTGAACTCACTTGATATCATTGTGGAGTCTGCTGTGGCGCCTTCATTTACGGTGAACTACCTGAAATCTGTGAGGAGTTCTGATACGCCAAAACCAGGGGTGGCACAGGAAGCATGGCAGACTTTGAAGGATGCTTCTATACCATTTTGTCCTACATCGCCACATCCAAATAAGATCATAGTTACACCCCAGCCAGTCTTTGGTTTTGATACTGTTGCACAAATGACTTGTGGTGGAACGTTTTGGGACACTAATTGGTGGAAGGGTGATTTCGAGTTGGCGGCTGACCGTGCGACCAATGTGGGACAGGTTAATTTGATACCAACAGGCACTACACAGTCGGGTCCGACATTTACAGCAACGTATGATACTTTCGTGAATGAGTTTGTGCCAAATAAGATCTCACGTGTGTTGTATTGTATTCGTGGAGGAAAGTTTTATGATTGGACTGTTGGAAGTTATTTTAATTGGAATATTGAGACTCGAAAGTATGAAGGTGCGAAGATGACTTATACCATGGAAGATGCAGGATTGCCTGCATCTGATAATCGACCTCATCTGATTGGTACATATTCGATGGATGATGAATTTGAGTATCCAGCTTATCCTGAAGATACTAAGAAGTTCGTACCAGGAGTGCCTGAGAGTTTGATAATGTTTGGACGTTATGATCAAAATTATCCATTTCCCTCGGCCAGTTTTCAGACACAGGAAATGGTGAAGGCATTTTATTCAAAGACTAGTAAAATAGCATCTCAGATAACACCAACAACGGCAGGATTGTTTATGATTTACGACACTAAGAATCGTCTGCCTGTGCGACAGTGTAAGTTGTACTATGAAGGTTTTCTAACAGTAATGGCAAGCGATAAGTATGAGATTATGGATTCTGACTATGAGTTGCAGTTTATGTCCATCGTGGATAGAAACTATGTGATAAAGGATAAGCAGAATCTCATAGAGAATTCAGAGTTTGCGAAAAATCAGGATCGTATTCGTAAGGCAACTGCGTTTCTTGAGCGCACGGATTTGACTAAGTTAGAGCGTTTGGCTGGAATTGTTACTCAACATTGGGGTAGTTTGACTAGACGATAGGATGGCGGGATTTGCAGCAGCTGGTGCTGCGGCATTAGGAATAGGTGCTAGTTTTGCTAGTCCTTTCATTAATCAATCTTTAGATTATCAAAATTTTTTGAAACAGCAGAATTATATGCAAAGTCAATATGAAAAATATGGTTTGCCTTATCTTCCTGGTTTTGATTTTAAAAATGCACCTCCAAGTTCTTTTGTAAATCATTCTTCGGGTACTAATATTGAGATTTCACATATGCCTTTTATGATTGGAGGTGCTTTTGGTACTATGTTTGGTACAAATGATTGGGGGAATCAAGGTAGTTCTGGTGATGGTGTTAATTCGTCTCGTGATTCAGGTTCGGCTTATCCTGGTTTGGGTTATGGTAATAATTATTCAGCGGTACCACCACCACCTAGTTATAGTTCTGGAGGTCAGCGTGATTTAGTTCAAGGGAAACCAGGCTTGTCTGGGGGTATTCAATATTCGTTGAATACCTTGAATACGCCTGATGAGAGCGAGTATGCAGGTCCGATCAATACACGTTCCGTGTATACCAGTGCGCTCGTTCGACCACCAGCGCTTAATTTTTCCCATGAGGTGGCTGATTTGTCTGGTGCTTCAGGTGTGCACCGTACGACCTTGAATACACAATATTTTTCAAGCACTCGGCCTGTGCCTACAACATTCAGTGTACAGGCTGATGTACATACGCCAATTCAGTTGAATTCTGGCGTTAAACCCGATTTTGGACAGAATTTAGGGTTACCATCTCGCCCTTTTTCTTCAGTGAGCCGTGTCACACGTGGTTCGTCTGTGGCGACTGATTCTGATGAGATTCTACCAGATCCAGATACCACTGACTCTGCAAATCTTTCGTCTGATTTTCAGTCAAGCACGGCTGATTCCGAGGCTAATAATAACATTGTTTCTGAGGATGCCCCTATTGGAGCTGTTGATGATTCCGCAGATATTGATGCTGAGAGTATCCTTGGATCATCTGCTGGGATTCCACTCTAAGTGAGTCATCCCTACGTGTATAGATTTAGAATTAGCAATTCTATGTTGCCTTATTATTGTTTATCTCGTGACGATTTTGAGGAGAAATACGTTGATACAGTATACCAACTGCAGTATATTCGAAATCGTTGTTATATTGTTTATCGTTCAAATAAGCCAATTTGTGTAGTTCGTGTTCGTTCATGAGTGATAATAATGTCTCTGTCTGCGACAAGTGTAAAAGGCGCTATTTTGTTTCGAGACGTGATACTCAGTCAAACCTTCATACCACGCACCGCAGACGAAACACCAGTTCTGTTACGTTTGTACAACGCTTTACAGGTCCCTGGCGCCCAAACTGTGGACACCATACGGTCTATCGGGTTTGTTCGGTCTGTAATTCAACTTTTAGTCGTGTTACTTTCTGATTTAGGCCTCACAAATGTTGCTGGGGCAGGTATTATTTGGGTGTTGCCTGTTTTGCCTAATGTATATCAGTGTGTGCTCTTGGCTGTCTTCCAACAACTTACATCAGATGATTTTCATCAATATTCTGATCAACAGCTGTGTGAGTCTTTTCGTAAAGCTTGGTCAATCAGTGATGTTACGCCAAATGATAACATATTGTCTGCTATGGCTGTATTCCGTAAATATTACAGTACGCCTCCAAACGCTATGCCAGGGGCTCGTTACCCGCTTATTTCAACTAAGCATGGTGAGTGTCCTTGTTATAAATGTGGTTTGCCATCCGATATGGTGGAGGCCGTTGAGACACCTAAACAACCTGGTGATATTGCTCAATCTAGTTATCTACGGCGTTTGCATTTCTATTATATGTTTGACACCAAGGGATATTCTAATTTTCGTGATTACTGTGTTCGTGACATCGCAAATTTCTTCTTGCGATATATCAATTATGATATTTTTGTTACGAATTATGTTCGCGAGAGAGACTATCCCTATTTTGACAGCTTTACTTTTGGTGTCTGCTATGATTGGAAAATTTATCATCGTGCAATGTCGTTCATCTATGATTTGACCAACCGTGTGAATGCTTTGTCTGTTGCGACTTTGATGTCACGTTTTCATGTGTATGCAGATGTTGGGGAGAAATATTCGAGTTTCCTCTTCCCTTCTATCGTTGCCCAAATTGTTATGCGTCAAAATTACAATTATTATGGCGATTGGAAAATAGAGTATATCTTAGACAATTTACAAAAATTTTATCAATTTCGTGATGTTGTGCCATTGTATTGCAAATTCTTCAAGGGCACTCAACCAGAATTTTTGCCAGAAACTTACGAGGAAGCAAAGCGTGGTGTTGAAAATGAAGAGCTTGATCAAAATCTCGCTCGTGAACTCACAATCTTTGCTAAGGTTTTCCATCTTGTGCAGTCGCTCCGCATAGATGATGCTTCCTTGTATAATTCGACCTCTTATTTTAAGACTATAGGTTTAAATAATATAGTCTGTCCCGGTGATTATTTCACCTGGAACGTACCACAACCGCGTGATTTAGAGGGTCACAAGAAACTTGAGCGGTTTGTGTACATTAATTAGGAAAAACATCTGTAGAAAATTTTTTATCTTGTGTATGAGAGAAGGTTTTCGAATTTTCCCTTTCTCTCTTAGAAGACGGTTTTTATTCTTTTGATGTATTGTTTGATCTTTCCTGTTTGGCCACATAATCTTCTTCCTTATGTGATTTAATTGCCAACGAGACGTTAATTCGCAAGCTTGGCGCTTTAATTTAAGGTCATCCTTTCCTTTAGATTAAGTATTTTAGTTGTTTTGTCTTTAGCTTTTATAGAAAAATACAAAAATAAATATACAATTGTTCTTTTAATAATGAATTATAAAACAATTATGAATGATGTATTATTACTTAGTCATTGGAACAC